ACACTTTAGCCGTGGTGTGGGCGATTCTAACGTTATTCTTAGTGACAAGTACTTCGACGTAGTTGCCAAATGGAACGTCAGCTACAACATGAAGAGTATTCAAAGCCTGAACCTCCCCGGGAACGCTCTGTGTACCTGGGAGTACAAGCTTCCCGGTGGCCATCGCAAACTTCATCGCACTCAAGACTATATGAACAACAAGACAGGCTTTGCTCCATTGGATAGTACGGCCGTATCAAATCTCGAGGTTGCTAACCCTAATATGACTGGCGCCAGTACCGGTGCTAATAACCTTTCTTGGCTTCGCTATGAACCCCGCATGTGTGACTGGAAGGACCAGTACCACATCATTGGGTTTACTACTGTTCCCGGAGGCGTTGCTTCCGGCACTCTCCGCTGTCGCATGGACTATACCTTCTCCACTAAGTAGAGATGGACCCGTCCTCCTGTAAACTGTAGACCTGCCAACGGTCACTGCTAAGCCGATCGAATGGGGGCTCTGCATTAGCCATAATTACGATGTGAGGCCTGCATTTATGTTCGGTCGGTTAGGTTAGAGGTTAGGAGGTTAGGTTAGGTTAGGTTAGGTTAGGTTAGGTTTGGTTATATTTTAGCCCCGCAGGGCCGCCGGAGGCATACCACGCACCGGTTAAATCTCACGCTTTTGCACTCGTACTTGGTATTGACGATGAGGCCATTGCATAGGGCCTCGACAGCAGCCACGCTGAACCACGCGTGGTTGTCTTCCTTGGACACCGAGCACCGCGGTACGTCAACGATGACACCGTGTAGCTCCTGGCTCGGGTTCTCTTCCACCCACTTACTCACTAAGTACGAAATGTTGCCAACGCTGCCACACACACACAGCCAGTTCTGTGACTCTGAGTCACAAAGAGTCAGGGCAAGGCGCGTCTTGCCGACCTTGCCCCATCTGCTCCAGATGTAGACGACCTGTCTCGAGGTTGGGTCGCATGGTTCCAGTAGCTTGCACTCCTCGAGCATGGTCTTCTGCCACCCATACAGGTCGTGCATGCGGTATCTGTGCAAAGGTCTCTTAGGTTGGGGGTACTCTCTGCGAATGTCGCCCCACCAGAACGTCTCGGTGCCTGCTACCCGCGTTTCCTCCTTGCTACAGTAACGCACGCATTGTTCCTGTGAACCCCGCGCGCTCTCCCAGTGCACGGAGTTGCCATAGCGTCGCTTCAGAGTGTCCAGACGGGTACGTGACTTAAAAACCACGTAAAATTGAATATGACGTGTTGTTGTGCACTCTAGCTGGCCTACGCCACACTTGGAGCCACAGACGAGCGCCTGCCATCCCGCGTCGGCGCTCCAGACCTCAGGTTCCACTGTACCATCTGCTCCATCTGCATTACGTTGCCAAGTGCCACACCACGCATAGTATCCAGTCTGACGAGGTGGTTTTCCAGGGGTTTTAGTATTACCCCCTGGTCTTGTACCATCTGTACCACTCATGTCGAATGACGAGTGTGGCCCCCCAGCGTTGCGCGCGCACTTTCCCGCGCACGCGCGCGCGCTCTCCGTCAGTCGCCACTTACCTAATGCCGGGGCGCACTCCGCGTCACCCGCATATTTTTCGACGTTTTGACGCCTATACGGTGTCGCAATTACGTCGAATCGGCCAGCTTCGCCAACGCCTGCGCTTCGTGTCCGCTGCTGTTCGGCAGAGCCGGGAGTTCGCGCGAACTGCTGCTCGGCCGCTTGCGTATCAACGCGGTCGCGTGCCAGATCCCCCTCAGGGACGCACGTGGAACCAGGTGTACTTTTCGAACCTCCGGTCGTACCGGAATCTTCAACGCCAGATAACTGCAATCAGGAACGAGTAACATGCCCGTCACGTCGTTCCGCCGCCGTCGCGGCGGTAAAGGCGATCGCCGCGGCCGCCATCGCCGCCCTAACAAGTTCGCGCGCAAGGCCAAGGCCTTTGGCCGCCGTGCTCGCCGTCGCCGTTCTGCTTTTTCGCAGTCTAGGCAGATTTCTAAGCTTGCTTCGCAGATAGGTATGCGTCATGCGCTCCTCCTCGGGGCCGCTGCCTCGGGCCGGCCCGCTGTGCGCCGCAAGCGCGCACGTATCACTGACCACGAGGGCTTTGGGCCGCGTAAGCGGCGCATCGTAGACAGTGTCCCTGGTGTTTCTTCGGACATTGCCATGCGCGGTCTGAGACTTGCCATGAATGCCCGTGCGCGTCGTTTCGCCCCGGGTGAGGCCATGGCTTGGTCTCAGGAAGAAATCGCGCGTGAGGCCATAGAGCATGTATGGGCCCACAGCGATGATTATGCCTTTATACTAAGCGAGGGCATAGGCGCTGTTAAGGACTTTGTCCACCGCTTTGTCACTAACTATAGCTTTAATACTGGCGACGCGCGCTTTGATCGCGTGTAAACAGGTAGTCTTAAGGATCGGGTGCTCGAGGATCATCCGCCAATTAAGACGGTTGGTTATTGGAACATTACCCCTGCCTCCGGCGTTGAACCTTTCGGTGTTATGCGCCCCTTTACTATCGACACTGCCGATGGGGCGACTGCTACGAAGGATAACTATAATGGCCGCCTAATTCGCGGTATTGCCGATTGGAGTGGCCTTACTAGCACTTCTACTTTGAAGCCTATCTGGGAATCTCCTGAGTTTGGCACTTGGACTACCCACAAGGGCTACTTGGACATGATCACATACAACTTTATGTGGGATCCTAGCAACCTTCAGCCGACTCCTGGCCAGACAGTCGGAGTTGCTAGCCCAGCCTATATCCTGCTTTTCATTGTCAAACTCAAGGATCCTAACCAGGCTACGATCAACAACGCTTCTGCCGCTCAGATCCCTGGTAATGATGACCTCGATGTTACTACCATTGATCACCTGCTCCATACCGACGGCTCAATCGATCCAAGCAAATTTCAACAAGACGTACACTTTAGCCGTGGTGTGGGCGATTCTAACGTTATTCTTAGTGACAAGTACTTCGACGTAGTTGCCAAATGGAACGTCAGCTACAACATG